TAAGGGTACAGTTGCTAATAATGTATTGAGGTGGGGTACTGGTGGGATTAATATTGATGGGTGTAGGGTTGGAGTTGATGAAAACGAACCAAATAAAAGAGCAAATCATAAAAACCATAATGTATCAAAACAAGAAACCAATATAAATTATGTAGCAAGAAATTCTATTGCTCCTAAATTAGAACAAGGCAGATTCCCAGCTAACCTAATACATGATGGTAGTGATGAGATTGTGGGGTTGTTTCCTGAGACGAAACCAAGTAAGAAGGGTGCAAGGGGTGGAACTAGTGCTAACCCGATGGATTGGGGCAATTCTCGTACTGATGGTGATATTCCCAAAGGACACGATGATAATGGTGGCTCTGCTGCTCGTTTCTTCTATTGTGCAAAGGCAAGTAAGAGTGAGCGGAATGAGGGGTGTGAGGGGTTGGAGGAGAAGGAAAGCGGAAGGAACACAACACGAAGATGTGGAAATTGCGGGAAACCGATAGTTGGATTGTCTCAAAAATCAAAATGCAACTGTGATAATAGAATAGAAGTTCAAACAAAAAATCACAACAACCACCCAACAGTAAAACCAACAAAACTAATGCAATACCTTGTAAGGTTGGTAACACCAAAAGATGGAACAGTATTAGACCCATTTATGGGTTCAGGTTCAACAGGAATCGCCTGTAAAAAAGAAGGCTTTGACTTTATCGGGATTGAGTTAGATGAAGATTATTGCAATATTGCTAAAACAAGAATAGAAAAATTTAAATTTCAACACGAATTATTTGAGAAATAACAGGATAATACGAGGGTTGAAATGAACAACATGCGGTGTCCTAAATGTGGCGAAGCTCTTTACAGCAGGAACCACGAGCGGTTATTGCGATGCGAGAAGTGTAAGTGGGATGGATACGAAAACGATATTGATCCTTTCTTCGATTGCCGCCCCGGGTATTTTAATGCAGATCTACTTCCACCCAGAACTGCTACAGAAGCCTATGCTCTCATCAATACAAAGATTACAAGACGAGAGCGGGGGCACTACGATGTCAGTACATACATCAAGACTCAAGCAAAATTGATAATTCATCCAAGGATGATACCTGTTGGATGTCCTAACCCGAATCGCTTCAAAAAAGAATATTATGATGAAGGTTATATTGAAAGACCTACCGGCATACATTGGTAATGAAATAAAGATCTGTATTATAGCATAGTGCCCCGAGCCCGGCTCTTGACTTTCAAGATTCGGGCTCTTTATATTTGCGCCCGTGATTAATAGAATTTACTGCGTAAAATCCCCTAAATTATATACTATTGTTAATAATAGGCATACACACCATGACTAAGAATAATACCGCCATCGTTACGCACAAATCCGCAAAAATGCGTACTGAATCCGCACCAGCTTTACCGACGACAGAGCTAACAACTACTGTCCCAGTACCAACCGAAAAGCTCAAATACTGCGAAGATACAGTAAAAATTTGCGTAACGGTTTTGCGACATTTAGGGTCTGAGATGGCTATGCGGCAGCATTTAAAGATACACCCCTCGACGATGTGTAGTTGGAAAAAACGTCATCCAGAATTTGCGGATGCTCTCATGTGCGCCCGTGAGGATCATTTAAAATACACGCTTCGGAATATGACCGACACAAAGCTGGAAGCGGCTAAGGTCTGGGAAAGCTATTTGAGGCCACAGAAGCGGGAGACCATTACCGAAGTCAAGACTCGGGCAGTAGATGATAATGGGGATCCTCTCACGGTTACCAGACCGATTATGAAAGATGGCAAGCAGGTTGTCATTGATGATGTGCCCCAGACTGAGGAGCTCGGGGTCTGGGATATTAAAACCACAAAGCGGATCCACTGGGTAGAGGCCAACTTGAAAGTGCTCCAGTCATTCATTGCCACGGATAACATGGATACATTTGTATTAGAAAATTTGGGCAAGGATTACATTGATTCAGCTGAGGACATTATTGTCCAGCTGTTGGGTAAGTTCGTAGATCTGGAAGAAATCAAATCAGTCCCGCAGCTGTTGCAGCACCTATTAGCCCCAGAGATTGATATTTTGATGCTCAGGAAGCTGCAGGTCATCAATGAGGCTCAGCTCCAAGCCGGGCATATTACCCATAAGCAGCACAACGAAACTGCGATCGCTACCACCAAGGCAGCGATCGATTCCAATATAAAATTAGAAATGAAGCGCAAGGCGCCGTTTGGGAATAAATCCTATTCTGAAGCGGCAGCTGATTACAGAAACCTTACACTGAGCGTCGTTAATATCTTCAGAGAGGTATTGAATGCCGAACCAATCGACATTGAAACTGAAGCCATCATTGAAAAAGTCTACAGCGAAATCAGGGATAGGGATGCCGCAGGATCAATTGCTGGAGCAGTCCACAGAGGAGAACCAGCAGCTGACACCGGAAGCAGTTCAAGTTCCAGTAGATCCAAAGACGGGCAAAGCTAAAATATGGTTAATCGATCCGGTGGACGTTATGACATTCTGCAGAGACTATGCAGGGCTGTCCACGGTATCACCAGCACAGGAAGACGTGCTGAGGGGGATGTTTGATGTAAAGCGCACAAAAAATACTTTCTTTAATGTAAATCAGGCCATACTCAGGATCGGGCAGGGTGGCGGTAAGAATTTCACGATTACTGCAGCTGTGTCCTATCTGATTTATTTATGGTGCTGTCTATATGACCCACACGCATATTTCCACAAATTCAATTACGAAAACTTTGATATATTAAACTTCTCACAGGTCAACGAAGCTCAGGCCAAAAATGTATTTTTCCGAACCCTGTCCGCTATGATGCGACAGGTTAGAGATCCGGAAGATGGCGAAAACTGGTATGCCAAGCACATGGGATTCAGGATCAAGGAATATGGGCAGGGAGACATCAAAGACAAATCAATGATCATTCCTAACCGTCATCAGGGGCGTGGACAGGTCAGGGTCTTCTGTCTGGATACTACTGCCAAGTCTGTAGAAGGTTACACGATCTGGATCAGTATTATGGATGAGCCCAGCCGGGCAAATACCCTTAAACTGTTCGAAAAAGCCCAGACCCAGTATAGAACGGCCTACACTAACCAGAAGACACGTTTCCGGGCATACCAGCGATTAACAATGGTATTCAGTTACCCAGAGCAGAAAGTAAACGACGTACTGGTCTGGCTATATGACATGTACTCAGAGAACAAAATAGAAAACGGCTACGAGATCAGTGAGGATGAGGGCGTATTAACTGCATGGTATTGGAACTGGATATTTAATGCTTTCAATAGTGATCAGCTGAAGACTGATTATGACCGGGACTATCAAAAGGATCCAGTAGATGCTGACCGGCGATATAAGGCTATTATTCCACCGTCCGCATTCGGGTTTTTCAATCCCTATAATGACAAGATCGGAGATGCATTCAACCCAGAGCTCAAGAGCCCTATCAAATGGAAACCCTCAGTAACTGTCAGGCGGGAAAAAGTAAAAGGCAAGATGCAGGATGTTCAATATGTTGCCATGGAATTGCTTGACATAAAGGGTGATGACCGGGAGCGCTATTGGGGCGGTGACTTCTCTAAGACCGGTGACAAATTTGTCATAGTTGGCGGCTACGGGGAAAAGCTGGAACGGGAAGATTCAATTGTCAGTTATGAGCGGGATAAGAAGACCGGTGAAGAAATCAAAGTTGAGACGGTGGTGGAATGCAAACCCATCATTGATATTATTCTGGTCTGGGATCCGGGCAAGGGTCACCACCCAGTCGATTACCAGAACGTCGCCGACATTGTGAAGATCCTACTCAAGAACCATTTCCCAAATAGCCGGGGATTCAAATTTGATGCTTACCAGACTGAGAGTATGAGACAGATGATCTTAGATCTGGGGCTGAGAAATTGCGAGGCTTTACCATTCGGGAACCCGCAACAGGTTAAACTGGGCAGGACTACCCGCCATCTGGTCTGGCACCATGAAATTGAGATCCTTGTCAATGATACTTTGAAAAGGGAAATGCAGGAGCTGGTATTTGAGAACAACAATAAAATAGACCATCCCAGTGGCGGATCTAAAGATTACTGGGATGCTCTGATTATTGCCGTTGAAGATATTGTCGAAAACATCCGGCTCAGAAACCTAATTGACACGGGACAGGATGATCCAGATGTTGATGAGCTTGATGCTCAAGTCAAAGTCTACCATGATGGCCTACTGGCTTTCTTTCGCAAACATAAGCGCTCTCCAAAAGATAACGGAGAAATTGCCAGATTCTTACGTGAGGAGTGCAATCAACCTATCTATGAGGAAGATATTGAATATCTACATGAGGCTTGGAATATCTGGCGGGAAGACATGGACGCACAGGTTCTCGGCGTCAGAGAATACCATGAAAAACACGGTATGGCTGGCACTGTTTTAACACCGGATACAACCCCCGCTCAGAAGCTAATTGACTTGATTGGAGAGGTAACAAGATAAAATGGTTGTTAATAATACCAAAGATGAGGTAATATTTCACGGAAGTTTCGGACGTTGAATTCTCAGCGGCGCCGGAACTTTTTTGCTATTAAGAGGAAGAAATGACTGATAAATCAGATTCGAAACCCGATCACAACGCAGCAGTTCCACTGGATGAAGTAGGCCAATATTTTGGGAAGGTAGTTGAGAACAATGCCGAAATGTTCAAGGCCATGGTCAACAGTTCTATTGAGGGCGGTCTTATGGCTGAGATCGATGCCCTGCTCAAAGAGGATCCCACATTCAAAAAGGACTATGATCGTTTTGTCCATGAGATTGAAACCGGGGAGCCTATTACCAAGTCTGAGAATGTAAAGAAATTCGATCAGGAAATGGAGCGGCTGATTACTAACGCCATCTCTATGCAAACAGACCCTGACATTATAAAAGCTCAGGCAGAATTCTATCAATTCAAACACGAACGGATTGCGCCCAGCATCCTACGTCAAGCCGGTAATAGCATCCCGGCACAGTTAATCAAATCATACCGGTATCACCAGCTGATAGAATTCAGTAAGGTCTCTGATGGGAAGATCGCCGGATTCAAGCTGATGTTTAAAGATGATGAATACAAACCATCCGACGCCGAAAAGAAGAAGCTCAATGAGTTCGAACTGGTATTTGCAGAGCGATTCTTTTTCATCCCTAATGAGGTCAAGCCCAATTTCGGGAAGTGGCTGACCTATGCTTATCAGGATTTCTTTGACATCGATAAAATAGCAATTGAGATATTACGCCAGACCGCCAGTACCAATAAGAAGTTCAATTATCGTGGGATCCCGCTGGGATTCATGCTGGTAGATGCTGGGACGATCTGGAAGATCATAGCCCCGGATCTGGAACACCGGCGATTGGCTCAATTCCGATGGGACAGGGAAAAGTATGATGACATGCAGGAGAAAGCTGGCCTGCAGCCCGAGTACATCGATGAAATGCGCTACGTGCAGGTAGATAAAAATGGTACTACCCGGGCGGTCTATGAAGAATCCAGAATGCTCTTGAATTATGCATTCGGTACAACCGATGTCAGTCAACAGTTTCAGGGGCATTCGATTATAGAGCGGGCACTGGAAATCATTCGATATATTATGGACAATATCATTTATAACTACACCCGCCGCTCGGCTGGCGCCATGCCTAAAGGATTCATTCATGTTGAAGGTGGAACCGAGGACGGGATGAGTCGCCGGGAGATGGCCTTATTCAGAAAAATGGTTTATGGAGTTGCATCAGGGCGCCGGGATCACTGGAAGTATCCGATCATTGGAACGCCCAAAGGTGTCAAGTCTCAGTTTGTACGCTTCCACGAATCCAGTAAGGAAATGGAAGACTTTCTGTGGATGTCAACATTGTACTCGATCCTCTGCCAGTTCGCCGGGTTAGATCCGGAGAGCGTGTCTCTGGCATCCCAGAAAAATACGCTGGGTAAACAGCACCTGTTCGATAAGCAGCAAGAGGAAGGCGCAGAATTCCGATCTAACGATGAGGGGCTGCGCTTTTTCTTAACATATATCGCCAGCATTATAAACACGTCCGGGGCAATTGAGGAAGTCACGGGCATGGATGTTGAATTCAGGTTCCAAGGTCTGGATGTCAGTGACGAGGCTAAAAAGGCCGATCTGGATATGAAGAAATTGCAGAGCGACACTACCATGAATGAGCTGCTTACTTCCAAGGATAAAAAAGAGCAGGAATTAATGTTCGGTGATCAGAACCTGTTTAATATTCCCGGTATAGCCAACCCCCAGATCCAGAGCATAATATTGCAGATCCTACAGCAACAGCAAATGGAAGCCCAACAGGAGCAGGAAGAAGCGGGCATGTATGGTGAGGAAGGTGAGGACTTCCCCGGGTTCCCAGATGATACTGATGAAGACGATCACGAAAACAGGGATTATATGGGTGGGGATGAGTTTGATGAGAATGGCGAAAACAAGAATGCCAAAGCCCCTCAACAGCCCAAACAACCAGCCCGTAAATCTGTGAGGGTAGATATATGACCATCCCGAAAGCCAAGCTCAACGCCTACCAGAAGGGGTATATTGTTAATGAGGTTTTCCGGCATATTTCTTCAGGGTTGAAGTGTCCCAACTGTCTCGATTCAGATGTGATCATTGGAGCAATCTCAGAGAAAAACCAGAAGGATGCCATAGTGTGCTGTAACTGCGGTATTCGAATTGCTATATCACTGAAGGTTGCCATTAGACCAACCAAACCGTTTGCGGAGAAAAATAAATGATTGGAAAACGAGTATATGCAGATGCTGAGAATATGAATCTGCAGCCCGGTGAATATGCTTATGTAGATGGTAGATGGTACGGATGCACACCGAACGGTCATCTGGGAGATCTGACAGAGCATCAAGTAACAGAGCACAATGATAGCACAATTACGGTCTCCCCATCCATACTGGTTACCATTCCAAATTATGGCAATACTGGCAAGGATAAAGAGCTCTGGCACGGCTATCTGGAAGCGGGGGTCTGGCGGGAAGTATGAAACAAATCCCAAATTCAGCGAACTTCACCCCAGCTAAAACAAGCCTACTATATAAATCCGTGGACGAAATGGTTAATTATGCGGAACGGAATAATCTGGGCGGAATAGTTTCAGTCCATTTAGATCTTCACAAAGCGCATAAGGGTGAACGGATCACAACCCCGCATTTAAACCCATATCTATGGGAGATAGAAAAGCAGTTTTTTGACCTAATGGATTCCGAAAAGGTTATCTCTGGGATCCTAACCGGGCTCGGAATCACAGATCACCCGCTAATCGTCAAGTCTTCAGCTGAGTTCTCCCTACAGAAAAGTATTAAGAATAAGATCCGGAAGGTCAACGGGGATCCACTTACGGAAAAAGAATTCAATGATCTAAAGGGTCTGATAATGCGATCGCTGCATGTCCCAGCTGCCAAGGTTGAGGAGTTGATCCTAAAAGCTGCGAACGTCGCAAAGCTGGGTAGTACCGATTTCATGGGAGCACCGGTTGCAATAGATCTGAAGGGTCTACCCAAAACTTTAAAGGATGCGATCGCCAAGGGTACATTTACTGCTCGGGAAGTCCGGGCGCTGAAGTATGCTATCCAATATGCTGCAATTAATATCACATCAGTAACAAACCGGGCACAGTCTAAGATTGCCAATATGGTAGTAGACTCCATTCAGAATAGAGAGCACCCTCGCAGGTTAGCCAGCCGGATGTTTGATGAGATGGCAGTTGGAGACGATGCAGTTTTAAACCGGGACTGGGAACGGGTAGCAATAACTGAGGCCAACAGATCCGCGAACGATGCAATTATTGCCGGTTATGAAGACGGCGAATATGTACTGGGTAACAGTCACGATGATGCCTGCCAGTATTGTGTGAGATATATTGACCAAAAGATTTACAAAGTAACAACCAAACCGCCGCCGGATTACAGTCATCTGGATCCGAAATCAAAGAAATATACGGATCTGGCAAGGCGGTGGGATACTGAGATTTGGGTAGGTAAGTCCAATATGGGTAGAAGCCTCGCAGCTCGCAGGCGATCCCCGAAGGGTCTGGTACCCAGAATGCACCATGAGTTAGGAACTCCAACGCTACCACTTCATCCAACCTGCCGTTGCAGATGGTCTAAATGGTTGCCGGAGATCTACTACCTCAAAAACGGGCGTGTTGAGTTTGCCGTGGATGAAAAGTCCAAAGCAGAATACGCCGAATTCCTGAAAAATAATCCTCATATAAAGGTGGCGACAGCATGAGAGATGTGACAATAAAAAACGAATTTATTGGAGTCCAAGGTCAGATCGATAATCTTGGGAAGGCCAGTAATGTTCAAACTGACGGCCTATCTGAATTGATAGTTCAGACAAGGGCACTTTTCAACCTGATTAACAAAAGCTGGATACTTAGCGTTGTCTTCGGACTGGGCGCTAAAAAGCTGGTTG